GTATAGGAAGTTAATCAGATGAGCGCATTAGAGAAGCCGTTTAGAACTGGCAAATCATCAGCACAGCGAGCGCAGAACGAGCAAAGCATGCTGATTCAAAAGCAACGCCAACAAGATGAGCTTGCATTAGCTGAAACAGAAAGCGAACTGGCAAGAAAGAAACAGCTTGCTAGCAAAGGTGGCCGTTCTTTGTTAATTAAAACCTCAGAGACAGGCACCAAATCAACAAACTTGGGTGGCACTGTATAATGGCTGAATTACCTAAAGGGCTTGAGTCTGTTGATAAACTACTTAAGCGCTTCAATAAAGCAGAGGATCGCTATAATAAATGGCGCTCACTGCATCAAGAAGCAATGGACTATTGCACACCGCAACGCGAAACATTTACCGTTCAAGCTGAGGGGCAGTGCAAGAACCATTTTGTGTTTGACTCTACAGCAGAAGAGGGAATAGAGCAGTTTGCATCACGCATTCAAGGTTCGCTAATGCCAACATGGCAACAGTGGATGAACTTAGCTGCAGGTGATGACATTCCCGAAGAAGAAGTGGAAGAAGTAAACAAGGCGCTTAAAGATGCCACTGATACTTTCTTTTCACACTTAAATCACTCTAACTTTGATACTGAGATAACACCGTCACTGGTTGATCTTGGCATTGGCACAGGTGCAATACTTGTTGAAGAAAATGACTTTGATGAATCAAGCGCATTTAAGTTCACCAATATACCATTGGCTGAGCTATACATTGAAAAGCCAGCACGCGGAGCAGTAAAGAACGCATGGCGTAAACAAAAAGTTGAAGCAATCAACATGAAAGCCACTTGGCCTAACATGAAGATGAACGCCGAGCTAGAAAAAATCATTAAAGACGAGCCAAACAAAGAGCTAGATATACTTAATGGTTTTCTGTTTAACCAAACAACCAAGCTTTATGATCAAGTTGTTATCTGGAAAAAGCAGCTATTGTTCACTCAGTCATTCGATACTAGACGCTTAATTGTTTTCCGTTGGTCATTAACGCCGGGCGAGGGTTACGGTCGCGGACCTGCAATTAAAAAGCTGCCTGATATTCGTGTTGCAAATAAAATCATCGAGCTAACGCTTGGTAATGCTGCTTTGCAAATGAGCGGTGTTTACACCGGTAGAAGTGACGGGATATTTAACCCACACACAACACGAATTGCACCAGGTGCTATTGTTCCTGTTGGAAGTAACGACAACGCTAACCCTACACTAAGACCATTAACACCATCTGGTAATCTTGGTATTGCTGATGGTTTACTTGAAAGCTACCAAGACGGCATAAGAAAAGCGTTTTTTAGTTCGCCACTGGGTGAAATCAATGATCCTGTTCGTTCAGCAACTGAAAACATTTTGCGCAACCAAGAGTTTTTAAAACAGTCTGGCGCATCTATTGGCCGACAAAAGACCGAGCTTATTGAACCGTTAGTAGCTGCTTGTGTTGATATACTTATTCAGCGCGGTAAATTGCCAGAAATAAAAGTAGATGGTAAAGACGTTACTATTAAACAAATGTCACCACTGGCTAAAGCTGAGGACTTAGAAAACTTCCAAAACACTCAATTGTGGCTAGGAACGTTAGCACAGTTCTTGCCGCCGGAAGTAATAGCGCTTAAAGTTAAAGTTGAAGAGTTGCCCGGTAAATTCCAAAAGCAACTCGGGACAGATCCTAGCTTGATTCGTAGTGATGCGGAAACGCAGCAGGTAGCAGGGCAAATACAACAAGCAGCAGGGCAACAACTACAAGGTGGACAAAGTGAGCAGCAACCCGTTTGATAACATGATAGGCATTGCAGACCCCGAAGAATTAGCTAAAATTGAAGCTGAAAAGGCTGCAATGTGGGATAATATAGATAACTTAATTCATCAAGTGTTTGAACAAAATCCAAAAGGCAAAGAGCTTTTAAGTATTTGGAAAGAAGCGCTTATAATGAACCCAACTGTTACGCCTAACTCAACGCCATTCCAAGCTGGTATAGCCGAGGGCAATAAAGAGTTTATTCGTAATATCTATTTAACAATTAAAAATGTAGAGAGCAAGTAACATGCTAATTAACAGAAACTGGTTAGGCCGTGTATTCCGAGAAGAAGCCGCTGACGATGGCGCTGCAGATGGTGGTGCTGGTGGAACTCAAGAGCAAAGCAATGATGATGGACAGCAAACTACACCTGTTGAGGGGCAGCAACAAGAACCCGAACGCCCTGAATGGCTTTTAGATAAATATGCCACTGACGGTAAAACTGTTGATGAAGCAACCGCAGAGCAAGCAAAAGCATATAAAGAGCTTTCTGGTAAATTTGGCGCATTTACAGGCGCACCAGAAGAATATGCAGAAGTTGCTTTGAGTGACGAGCTAAAAGAAATGGGTATAGAAATTAGCGCTGATGATCCTATGCTTGAAGCTGCTAAAGAGTTTGCCAAAGAAAGCAACATGAGCCAAGAGGGCTTTAACGGCATGGTTAACCTTTACGCTATGCAACAGGTTGCAGAGCAAAAGGCACAGGCCGAATACAAAGAACAGCAATTAAAAGCTTTGGGCCCTAATGCCAACTCACGCATTGAAAACATTCAGCAATGGGCTAATAAGAACTTAGACTCTGAAACAATCCAAGGGCTTGAGCAAATAGCCACCAGCGCAGAATCAGTAAAGGCCATAGAGCGTCTAATCTCAATGACTCGTAGCGCACCAATGGACGCTGACGGCTCAAATAACAATGCAGGTGCAACCGCCGAAGATGTTCGGTCTATGCAGTTTGAAAAGGACGAACACGGCAACCGCCGCATTGCAACAGATCCAGAGTTTAAAGCGCGTTACATCAAATTAAGAAATGAAGTTTACGGAACGGAAGATCACAAACAAATTATTGGGTAAATAACAGCTAGGCTAGCCGATTGGTTGCCTAGCTTAACTAGTATCAATCGGAGTTATCATGGCAAAACTACTTACCAGCGCAGATAGCGCACAAGAAATACAAATGAAAGGCGGTCAGGTTCTAGCGTTTAAGGCTGGAACTGGCAGTATGCAAATGAAAGTTCGTGTTGATGATGGTGAATACGTAAACTTAGAAGAACCAAAAACAGCGGACTTTGCACAGTTCGGTGACTTTAAAGACGCTGTAATGGTATTTGAAATTACAGGTGATGCAAAGCTAGCAATTTACGGTAACTTCTATGCTTAACCCAATATTAGGAAGCATACTAAGCCCAATATTAAAACCTATTCTTGGTGACGCTATTGAATACGTTGCTAGATTAGATGGGGCGACCAAGTATTGGCAGTTAACATCACCACTAGTGGCTGCTGCTAATGAAGATTTTACGCTAAAGATAAAAGCCGATAGAGGTGACAGAACCGCTGGCTGCTTCTTAATGACAAGTATGGACGGTAGCAGCTACGGCATCAATATATACAGTACAGGTGATTACTCTATAGGTGAGGGAAGATTAGCTATATTTGGGCTTGATAATTCCCCGCTAATAGATGGTCTAAGCTCTTTCACAGATCTAGATATTGAAGTAAAGCGTGTTTCTGGTGACTGGACTTTAACTGTCAATGGAATCTCCGACACAAAAACCCCAACTAGTGAGCCGCCAGCAATTGCAACCAGTACAGATACCAATTTAGGGCGTAGAGTTTCAGGGAGTTTTTATTCTGACGGCTACATATCTGACTTAGAATATTATATAAACGGAATTTTAGTTAATAAAATACCTTTAACAAACAAAGCCCAAGGCGCCACCCAGCTTGCAACTGTGGGGGCTGTTAATGCCACTATGATTAACTACACTGGTGACGAATGGGAGGCTAGGGCATGAGTACATACTCAATAATCCCGGGAGAGCAGTGGGTTGATGAATTGGCGGAAAGATTTCCACACGCCCCGCTTATTAAATCTTACAGGGTGCTGGTTTTTGCAGATGCACAAACAAAACAGTTAAAAGATAATTATAAAGATCGCGGAATAGTTGAGTTACCATCACCTAGTGAGATTATAGAGCATATGCAAGCCGACTTAAAGTTGTGGGTTATACTGCAAGTTGAGCCGTTGCGCGAAGTAATACAGCACTTCAACCCACCAGCAGAAATAAACTAGAGGTTTTGCCATGTTTAATCAAAAGAATTTCAGCCCTGTTTCAGCCAATGCAAATAGTGATTCTCCTAAAATATGGGCGTACCGAACAACCGATACTACCGCCCAGGTAATTGCTGAAAACTATTTCATAGCAAAAATAAACCAACTTAAAACAGGTGAGTTTATTATTGTTGACTCTGCCGATGGTAATTTCTTGGCTTCATTTGATAAAGCAGGCTCTACCATTACGTTAAATACTGACGTTAATGCATTTAACCCAACTAATGATATAAACATTGAGCGCTTGCTTGATGGTATTGCCACTGCAGATGAACAAGACCCAACTGGTTTGGGGCCAGCAAATGCAATGCAGATAAACTTTGGCCCAGCTGTTAATGATGTTACTGATCCTGTTATGCTTGACGAATTAGGAACGGTAACTGTAAACGAGAGCGGGCTTTATAGAATAAAGGTAGCATTGCAATACGGAAGAACCGGCGCAAGCGGAACGTCAATATTATTATTTAGAGTTAGAGCCAATGATGTTCAAGCTGGTAGCAGTATTTCAACTAAGCTTATCAACTCAAATTTAACGCAATACTTTGAAAATGACACTTGGATTTTATTGCCTGCCGGAACCACGTTAAAATATGATGTTATGCGAGACTCTAGCGGCTCTAACTCTGGTGGCTTGATTGGTTTCAACCCTACCGCCGCCGCTGGTGCAGAATGGAATACAGCGCCAAGTGCAGCCATAAGAATAGAGAGGTGGGTTTAATATGTGGTATTAAATTTTGTTTTTAAAATAAATGGTGTATTATTGTAATTAAGTCTTTCAGATACCTCACTTTTGAGCCTGAGCAATGACTAATTAAACTTAAATCGTAAGATTACTTTTAGTTAGGCGGCCCCGTTCAGGACACACCCCTTACTAAACAAGCTAAAATTTATTTAATAAGGGGGCATATAATGTCTAAATTCCTTTCGAATGCTGCAGTCACAGACTTTGATGCAGAAGTAAAACACGAATACCAAGGTACTAAATCACTACGCGAAACTGTAACGGTTCGTACTGGCGTTACTGGTGAGTCATATAAATTTACTCGCATGGGTAAAGGCTTGGCAAATCAGAAAGCAACGCAAGCAGACGTTACGCCAATGGATATTACACACGGACGTCAAACAGCTGATTTAGAAAACTGGAACGCGCCAGAATATACGGACATTTTCGATCAGGCAGAAGTTAACTTTGATGAAAAGTCAGAACTTGCAATGACTATCGCCAAAGCAATTGGACGCCGTGAAGATCAGCTGGTTATTGATGCAATGGCTGCTGTTACCTTTGTAGCAACTAATGATGAAGATCCAGACACAGGCCGTGTTTTTGATAATTCAGCCTCTGCCAACTTCTCTTTGGATTTAGTGCGTAGTGCTGCCGGTCACTTAGATGATATTGAAGCAGATGAAATGGATCGTCATATTGTTTTGCGCGCATTGGCATTACAAAAGCTGCTTGAAGATACCGAAGTAACTAGCTCTGATTACAATACCGTGAAAGCGCTTGTAAACGGTACGCTAGATACTTATATGGGCTTTAAGTTCCATAAGATTGGTACTCGTAAAGAGGGTGGCTTACCTGGTGCGGCTGCTGATCGTGTTGCATTCGCTTACCATAAATCGGCTGTTGGCCTAGCAATTGGTATTGATATGAAAACAACTATCGATTGGGTTGCACAAAAAACATCTTGGTTAGCTAACGGCATCTTTAAAGCTGGTGCTGTTGCGCGTGAGCCACAGGGCGTTGTTAAACTACAATACAACGAAACCATTTAATCAATTGGGCTGTTAATTCAGCCCTTAACTAATTGGAGATAAGCCCATGGCTTTTACTGCAGACACTTTTTTACCACTATCTAGCATGGCAAACAGCAATGCACCACGCCATTTTAGCTATACAACGCCAGATGCAAAAGCAACTGTAGTTGCAGCTAATTACTTTAACCCTGCAGCGGCAACGCTAGGACTAAAGAAAGGTGATGTAATTTGGTCTGTTGATGCGAACGGTGGCACAGAAACGTTTACTATGATCTTTGTTGATGCTGTTTCTGCCGCTGGTGATGTAACTGTTTTAAGTTCGTCACTTACACTAGCTTAATGTAACTAGCCCTTAACAGGAGTGAGGGCGCTATAATTTGGGGGTTATTCATGCCTAGTTCAATTGATATTGCATCAAACGCTTTATTGTTAATAGGTGATAACCCTATTTCGTCGTTTG